TTGAGGACTACTCAACTTATCCAGTTCCGGCTACTAAAAATGCTATCAAACAATGTCGAGCTTGTTTGTTAGCTGCGAATAGAATTGCGGTGAAAGAACGTGAGCAGAAAAAGTCAGCTTTTAGTAGAGCACCATAGGGAACACCCTTGGGCAGCTTTTAAATACTACTTATTTTGGATCACAGTCTGGACCCTGATTGCTTTAGTAATCCTTTTCTTTTGTTTCACTCAAGCCTTTGATCCGAGTTATGGTATTTATGACTAATGTGGGCTAGAGTTGTATTACCTTATGCTTGTTTTGGTGTAGAAGTACGTAATAAAACAGTAGTAGATGCTGCGCCTATTGGTAATTGGATGATTGGGAAAAACATTTATTTTATTCAATCTTGGATTGAAAGCAAGCATGGAAGTATAAAACCGCTTTAGATTGGCTTGACAAGCATTAGCGAGGCGACTACTCTTGGAGTAGTCGTTTTTCGCGTTCAAGGAGCTATAATGGCTGCTAAATCAAAGAGTAAGAATGGTCGTTTACCCACGCTTCCTGAGCGTGATCGTTTTGAGGCTGAGCTTTTAAGCGCAGCCCGAGAAGGCCGTGAGCCAAAATATAAGACCGTTGCCGATGTTATGGCTGAGGGTCTTGCTGAGGAAATGATTGTGTGGGGTTCTCCTAGTCAGCAGTTGCAGACTAAAGAGGGCCGTTATGCAACTCGTCAGCACAATGATAAGACGGATAAAGATCAAGGTCTTAAGACTATTGAAGGCACAACTCAGAATACTCAGACGCCTTATGATGAAGCTCAGCGTTTAGAGGCTGAGGCTGATGAGAACCGTCGTAAGAGTAATAAAGAGCGGCGTGAAAGTGGAGCAGAAAACGTGGAGGCTTACGCCCCCGTTATGTACGTTAAGGACGCTCCGCAGACTCCGGATGAGAAGCGTGAAGCTGCTGAGTCAGAGGATGAGTCAGAAGACGATTTTGACTTTGAAGCAGAAAGCACTAAGTAATGTCGGATAATGTTATTAGTTATAAATTTAAGGTTGGGGAATATTATCAGGCCCCTAACATTTGTATTGGATGCGGAACTACCGATAATGGAAATACCGAAGGTAAAAGCTTTGGTATGGTCGATTTAGGTCGAGACATTGATTGGTACGGCGTCTGCTACATCTGTTATAACTGTATTCGTGAATTAGCAGCTGTTGCCGGTCTAATTTCCCCTGGTGACTATGAAGATATTGCTAATAGACTTGCTTCTCGGGAATTGCAGGTCACTCAATTAACGGTGGAAAACGAGCACCTGCGAAGGATTGTCGATGGATACTCCAGTCTTAGTCTTTCTAATTTTGGTCACGACGATTCTGACGGGACTGATTTGGAAGACACTCCAAGTTTGGGAGAAGAAACCTCGCCGGACGAAAGTGAAGACATTAGCTCCGACGGAGATAAATTACCTGAGGAAGCTAGTGGGGGAACTAATGATGAGGAATCAAGAACTGACGAACTTAGTTCTGTCGAAGAATCCTCAGACGTTCTCAGCACTTCAAGCGACGACGACAGTGATTCCAAATTCCTCGATGAACTCGACGAGTGAATATCTTGCATCCGGTACAGATTTAGATGAAGTAAACCGTCAACGCATTGCAGAAGGCTTACAGCCTTTTGACCTCTCTGAGTTTATAGGGTCGGATGATGGCAGCGGATCTTTCGTCGGTTGATTCTCCGAGCCGTGCGCAACAGGCTCTTAGTTTTATAACCGGAAAAGGTCAGGTAGCGGAAGATAAGAAAACCGTTGCCTGGGTTAAGGATCAGTACAAACGTTGTAAGGCTCAGCGACTCAAAAAAGAGCGTCAATGGTATTTAAATCTGAGCTTTCTTTTGGGGCATCAGTACGTAGACTGGATTAAGACTTCTACTTCTGCCTCAGGTTTTAAGCTGTACGTACCTCCTGCTCCGCGCTGGCGAGTGCGTTTACAGATTAATATGATTCGCCCAATTATTCGTAAAGAGATTGCTAAGTTAACTTCGTCTAAACCTAATTGGACTGTCGTACCTAATACTACAGAAGATCAAGATGTTGTAGCAGCCCGAGTGGCAGAACAGATTTTTACTTCGATTTATGATGAGAAGAAGATCCAAAATAAATTAAAGAAAGCAGTCTTTTGGAGTTCTTCTTGTGGGGTCGGGTTTATCAAGTCCATTTGGGACCCGATGGCTATTTGTGGATACGGCCAGTACGAATACCAGGGCGATATTGATTACCTAGTGGTAGACCCTTTTCATATTTTCGTACCTGATCTGTTAGAAGAGGAGATTGAGAATCAGTCCTACATTATCCATGCTCAGACACGCTCTGTAGAGTGGGTTAATTCTCGTTTCCCTGGATTGAAAGTTCAGCCTGATGTTAAGGCCGTTTCTTCTATTATGGAAGAGGCTTTCCTTAATTTGACGGCAGCTAAAAATAGTGAGCCTGATGAAGTTTTACTACTTGAAATGTGGATTAAGCCTGGGAAAGTTGCTCGTTTTCCGAAGGGTGCTTACCTTTTAATTGTAGGCGATAATCTAGCTCAGATTAGTAGGATGCCGATTGTTGATCCTAATTTGCCGCCAGAAATGGCTGCTATGGCGCCTCAGCAATCTGAGGTTGCGTATCCTTATCACCATAAGAAATATCCGTTCGTTAAAATTGATCACATTCCTACCGGTCAATTTTATCCTGCCTCAGTTATTGAGGACTTAGTTCCAGTACAGAGGGAACTTAATAGGACACGTTCTCAGATTGTTGAGAATAAGAACTTGATGGGCAAAATTAGCTATATCAGCCCGAAGGGTTCTATTGATCCTACGCGGATGACCTCTGAACCTGGACAAGTAATTGAGTTTAATCCGGGTCTTGGAGAGCCTAAAGCACAACAGCCTCCGGAGATTCCTAGTTACGTAATTAATCATCTAGATCAGTTACGTATGGACTTTGATGATTTAAGTGCGCAGCATGAAGTTTCTCGAGGAAACGCTCCTGGAAGTGTGGTAGCGGCTACTGCTATTAGCACTCTTCAAGAACAGGATGACTCTCAGCTTAGTACTACGATTGATAGTATTGAAATGGGAATGGAGAAGTTAGGTTTTCTTACACTCTCCTATGTTGAGCAGTATTGGGATACTGAGCGTTTAGTCAAGACCGTTGGTACTGACGCTTATTTCGACGCTCAGATGTTCCAGGGATCAGCAATTCAAGGTAATAAGGACGTTCGAGTTGAGCAGGGTTCTGCTCTTTCGATTAGTAAATCGGCTCGTCAAGCTTTTATTACTGATTTAATGAACAACCAGCACATTCCAGCATTGGCTGGACTAGAGGTTCTCAATTTCCCGGGTATTGAGAAACTCTATGAGAACTTAGAAACTGATAAGCGACAGGCTACCCGAGAAAACCTTAAGATGCAGCAGGGCATGTTAGAACCAATGACAGGCCCTGATGGGATGCCATTAATGGATCCGAATAGTGTTGACCCGATGACTGGTCAGCCTATGCAGCCTGTTATGGGATTGCCTGTTAATACGTTTGATAATCATGAGCTTCATATTGAAGTTCATAATCAGTTCCGTAAAACTCAGCAATTTGAAATTCTCCCGCCAGAAGCACAGGCCGCTTTTGAGGACCACGTTACTCAACATCAAATGATGGTTCAAATGGCTATGATGCAACAGCAGGGAATTGCGCCCCCTGTAGACCAGGGTGGACAAGAAGTTAGTCAGCAACAAGCTCAGCAATATCCACAAGACCCAATGCAACAGGTATTGCCTGGGATGTAATTTATGCCTTACAAATCAGATAAGCAGCGAGCCTGGATGCATATTCATGAGCCTGCGATTGCTGCTCGGTGGGATAAAGAATATGGAGGAAAACCAATGCCAGATGCTCGCTCAAAGATTAAAAATGCAATGAAAAACGTTGGTCCAGGTAAGGGTCGTAGCCCTGGTGGCCCTCGTTCTCCTTTTAATTTACCTGGTCGTCGCGTTGGTCGTAATATGACTCCTGGTGTTCCGAGGCGAGTTGGTTCTAATAGTAAGGGACCGTTACAGAATAGTAATCCGCCTTATATTCAACGCGATCCGTTGAATGATTACCAAGGGCATAATCTTCCTCCTAAGAAGAACGTTGCTCCGGGAGAGCCTGACCCTAATAGTGGTCCTCCGATTATTCCCGGAGTTGAGCCTGAGCCCCGTCCTAGGAATCAGCCAGTTAAGGGACGGTTGAACACTCTTACGGATAAGAATAAGAAAAACAACCGTAAGGCTATGAAGCCTTTACTGCGTATGTATACTCGTGCATTACAGGGTAAGCAGTTTGGTGGTTACGTCTTTGGTGAGAATAAAGGCAACACTACGTCTGATTTCTTAAAGACGATTAAGCCGTACACTAAAGGCACTGGTTTGTATAAGATGTTCAATCAGCAAATCAATCCTCCTCCTAAGCGCGGCGGGGATGACACTCCTACTTCTAATCCTCCTCCTGAGCCTGAGGGCGCTAAATTATCTGCTAGAATTGCCAAGGCTCGTCAGAGGGCTATGGCAAAGAAAGTACGTTCTTAACCTGACTTGACACGTTTATAGGTCAGGGTTTATCCTAGAAGTGTCCTAGTGACTAAGGCAGCGGTACAGTCCTAATAAGGGCCAAGGCCAAAGTACGGTCTACCGAGTAGAAAGTTTTTTAAATGTCTAACATGATCCCCGAGCCCCAAGGCCAACCGGGTACAGGGCAGGAAAATGCAGGTCAAGAATCTCATCCCCCTTATTGGAATGAGCTTCAAGAATTGCCAGAGGCAATGCGGCCTGTTGTTGAGCCGACATTTAAGAAATGGGAACAGCAGGTTAATCAGCGGTTCCAGCAGCAAGCTCAGCAATATCAGCGTTACCAGCCATACGAACAGATTATTAATCAGTATCAGCCTAATGATGTTCAAATGGCTATTCAGCTTGCTACTCAGCTGCGTGATAATCCTGAGGAAATCCTTAAGCAGTTAGCAGCCTCATTAGATTACGATATTGGTGAGGATGACGTTGATCCGGATGAATATATGCCGGATGGAGACAACGCTGAATTAACTGCTATGAGGCAGGCTATTTCTGATTTAAGTGAGCGTATTGAGAATGATACGCAGACTCGAAGTCAGGAAGCCGAAGAAACAGAAATTTGGAATAGTTTAGTAGCGGTAGACGAGGAAATGTCTCCGGAGTATGGTCCGATGGATATGGAAATTGTTCTTACTAGAGCAGCTACTTATCCAGATCAGGGCTTAGAGAGTGCATTAACCTGGTATTATGAGAATGTTGCTCGGCCTTCTAATGGAGGTCAACAGGTTAACGGTGCGCCAACTACTCCAACTGCGCCTCAGCCATTAGGTGCTGGCGGAGGTCTGCCGAGTGAACAGGGCGACTTACAGAAGATTTATTCTGATAAGAAAGCTCGACAGTCAATGGTTGAGCAGTTATTAAATTCTGCCAATCAACAGCAGTAGTCACTAGGAGTTTAAAATGCCAGCGAGTTTAGCAACCGTAAACGCGCTGCTCAAAGAAATCTATCAGGGTTCTCTCCGAGAGCAGCTGCAAAGTGAAGTTATTGGATATAAGCGTATTGAGAGTACCAACCGTGGTGTTTCTCAAGACGTTGGTGGAAAATATGTGACTTTCCCTCTCCGTGTTCGTCGTAATCACGGTCAGGGTTATCGGCAGGAAAATGAGCAGCTTCCTGCGGCTGGTCAGCAGGGTTATGCGTCCGTTCGTATTCCGTTGAAGTACGGTTATGGACGAGTCCGTTTAACTGGTCAGCTTATGAAATTAGCGGAAACCAATCCTCAGTCCTTCGCTAATGCGATGGAAAAGGAAATGGACGGTCTTAAGGATGACACCGCTAAGGACTGCGCTCGAATTTTCTACGGTAACGCGACTGGTCAATTAGCTGTTGTTACGGCTGATGGTGCTAACACAGTTACCGTTTCTAATATCCAGTATCTCGAACTGGATATGATGATCGACGTTATTACGCCGGGTACTGGTGCTGTTAAGTTCAGCAACCGTAAGATTACCGCTATTGTGCCGGGTACTTTCCCGGCTGGTACGGTTACTTATGATGGTGCTGACGGAACGGCAGTAGCTAACGACGTTATTGTGCGTACTGGTTCCGGTACGGTTTCTGCGGGAGTTTTCCGTGAGCCGAATGGTTTGGGAAGCATTATTGCTTCTACTGGCGCTCTTTATAACGTGGACCCTGCTACTGAGCCTAAGTGGGCTTCGATTATTGACACAAATGGTGGCTCTAACCGCTCACTGACTGAGGAAATGTGGATTAAGGCTTGCGACAACACTCGTATTAATGGCGGCAAGGTGTCCGTTATTTTTGCGAGTCTTGGTGTTCGTCGAGCTTACTTCTCATTACTTAAGGCTCAGCGTCAATTTGTTAAGGCTCAGACGTTCGAGGGTGGTTTCCAGGGATTAGCTTTCGCCGCTGGTGGAGGAGATATTCCTGTAGTGGAAGATGTTGACTGCCCACCGAACACTTCTTATGGTTTACAGGAGAGTAATTTTACTGTTTACCGTGAGGCTGAGTGGGAATTTGCGGACGACGATAATTCCGTTCTCAAATGGGTTACCGACTTCGACGCTTGGGAAGCAATTCTCCGTCGTTATTGGGAGCTTGGTATTGATCGGCGTAACTCTCACTTTAAGGTTGGCGACATCACTGAGACGTGATTCGTAATCCTAGTGACTAACGAGAGGGCCGGTTCCATTATGGGGGCCGGCCTTTCTCGGAGGGATATGAAATGACTAACGCTGATCTAGAACGACTTTACTACCTGACGCAATTAGGTTTAAGTTCGTCTGGATTATCTATCCAGGATTTACAGGCGCTTTTCTACGCTCAGCAAACTTTTGGAATTGCATCTAATAGACGCTTCGCTACGGGTTTATATTATGGTCCAGATTCTAATGGTGGTAACTCAACGAAAGTTCCTACTCTCAATGAATTAGACCTTTTTCCGTTTATTGTTGGAGAGCGTCAAGCATTTGATCAAATTGCTTGTGCCTGCACTATTTTGCAAGCGACTTCTGTTTATCGCTTAGGAATTTATAATTCTGATTCAGGTGGTAAACCTAGTACGCTTTTAGTTGATGCGGGTACAGTAGACTGTTCTACTACTGGTTCTAAGACACTTCCAATTACTCAGACATTAAATCCGGGTCTTTATTGGTTAGCTGGTTGTGCTCAAGTTGCTGCTGGAACTATGGAATTACGTGGTTATGCAGCAGGTTGGACACCTTATGTTGCTTTAGACGATCCTTCTAGGGTGACATCTGGATCAGGTTATATTCTGGCTGGAATTACAGGAGCCTTACCTGGTACGTTTACTTTTAATGCTAATAATTTGTATTCAGGTTCATCACCACGACTTCTGTTAAGGGCCGTTTAATGTCTAATCGTCAATTAGCCTTTAATAAGGCTCTTATTTTAGCTCCATTGACAGACGGTAATGCTGTCAATGAGAGGACTGTTCATATTGTTGAGGCTATTCGCGCTTATAATCCTCGATTGGACGTTAAGTGGATTCCTGCTGATAAGAGGCTTCCGGGGGAACCACAATTCGCAGTCGTTGAAAGGGTGCATGGAAAAGAATACATAATTTTCCACGTTCAAGATGAATCCCAATTTGATGGACGAATCCTCGAACAGATTATCAAAGCGGATACATCGCGCAACGATGTTATCACCGATATTGATGCGCACAATGAAGCCCTTAAACTCATGCATAAGAAAGCGCAACAGGAGCAAATGGCAGAGGCGACTGACATAGCTAAACACGTCATCGCTTCCCCTCTGAATAAATACCGTGTCAGTAAAGATGTTGTGATTAAGGACTACGGGAATAGGTTGCGATGAGAACTTTAGACGTTGCTACTCGGGTCAAGCGCCAATTTGGTGATGAGTCAGGATCACAGATTACTGACGCTGTTATTCTTGACTGGATTAATGACGCCCAAAGGGAAATTGTTAATCGTAACAAAGAGATTCTGCAGAAAAAAGCCACTATGGCTACGACCGGTGGTACGGCTAATTATACTTTACCTACTGAAATTATCCGTCTCCATCGGGTAGCATATAAAGGGATTGCTCTTAATCCTATTTCGATTCAGGCAGCGGAACAAGATTATCCTGACAAAGATTTAACTCCTATTCCCACTGGTACGCCGCTTGAGTATTGGTTCTTTAATAACGAAATCAATTTACGTCCTGCACCTGCAACAAGTAGCGCAGCGGATTTAACGCTTTACTATGAGCGTTATCCTACTGATGCTACTGCAATTATCGGTACTGACCCTACAGGGACAATCGACTTACCCCTTCAATATCATCAGAGGGTGGTAGAATATTGCTTAGCTCAGGCAGCAGAACTAGATGATAATGATAGTCGTTACGCTACTAAAATGGCTCAGTTTAATAGTAGCCTAGATGATGCACAATCGGACTCTTTTATCCGAAATCAGAACGTGTACCCGTCAATTCAAATAGCAGAAGAAGATTCGAGCTATTATGCCACCTAGTGACAAAATTAGTCGTTACGTTGGTCCTTGGCCAGATGGATTAATTACTCGGCACGAGGGTAGTTATGACGTTGCTGAATCTTTCGTTGGGGACATTATTAATTTGGATGTGACAGATTATGGTGTCTTGATACAACGTCCGGGTTTTGTTCGTTTTCATGATGCTTGGGCTGATGGTTGGCCTGGTAGTTTCACCAACTTTGGAACATTTCGGTTATTAGGCTCTCATCCCTCGGCAATTAATGGTAACCTTCGACTGTACGTTTCAATTTTAAAACAGGTTACAGGAACTTGGCGGGAGCGAGTTTATTACACGGATGATCCGACGACTGGTTCTCCGACTCAATTATTTGAGAACGATCACGGAGCTTCAAAACCTGCGGATAATAAATTAATTAATTCAGTTGTTTTGTACAACGGAGAACTTTTCTTTATCCGTCGTGGTGCTGCTAGCGCAGGTACTTTTCAGAATAATATTTCTATGGATAATGGAGATACTACAGGAGCTACTGCGAATGCTTTAACTCTTGTACAATCTCAATTTGGATACTATTCCTTCGTAATGCAGGATCGTGTGTTTGTAGTAGATTTGAATGGTTCCAAAGTGAATTATTCAAAGGCTACTGCTCCGCGAAACTGGACTGCTCCTGATGGTGGATTTTTTAGTGTTAATCCTTTAGATGCGCAACAGGTTACAGCTGTTATTGCTTTAGAAGATATTGTCTACATTTTTAAAGAGGATTCCACCTGGGCCTTCACTTTTAATACTGACCCAGCAGTGGACGGTATTCTTCGCCAGGTCAATAAACAGTTTGGTGCTCTTGATGCTACAAATAAGGGTAGTGACATTTATGTTGTTAATCGTCAGGGTATTTATCGGTTTATTGATGGTGAGTTCCTCAGTATTGCAGAGAACATTCGAACGATTATTGACTCTCCTGACTCTTGGGGCGAGAGCGTTAGTATTACCATCGTCGCTAATCGTCTCATCTTAGGTGGATTTTTCGAGTCAGGGAGTTATACTTCTCTTTGTATGAATCTTAATACAGGAGCCTGGACTAAATACGATCCTTCGGATAGCTTCATTAGTGCTAATAGTAAACGATCTTTTGCTGTTTCCTCTAGTTCGGGTACTGCTTGGCAGGTATGGGGTGATACTCCAAGTGCGGTAGTGGATGGTGTTCTGAATTCAGGTGGCGGATATTTCTCCATGATGCGTATTGGTGGAGATATTAACAATCCGGATGGAAAATGTAAGGATCAAGACCGCTCCGGTAACTTTTTAGTTCCTCGTTATATGATGGTGACAGTACCATTAGCTATGGATGATGCTACGCGATGGAAAAAACTTTACAGGTGGCGTTATGATTTACAGCATGTGGATGCGGATAACCTGGATGCAAAACCAACTTTCTCGATTAGAGAAGGCGATCCATCGGTCGTTGATGCCAGTCAACTTATTACTAATTACGCTGATTTTTATACTGATTTTTTCGATAGCGTTGTAACGAAACAACAGCGTTTTCGAGTTATTCAATTTGGTATCGATAAAGCTGAAACGGCTACGGGTTCCGGAATTACGGATCAAGTTACTTTCCGTGTTCGTGGTTTAACTATGGATTATAGCATCCGTGGTCTTATTCGGACTTGACAGATAGATTAGGATAAGAATATGAAGGGTCAAGAACGGGAGCGTAGCTTCTTAAACGGTAATAGAGTTTACCGTGGAACTAGCCATGCTCCTGATTCGGGACGTAAAGACCCGACTGGCTATATCCAACGAGGAATTAAAAAAGAACAGAGTGATAGTCGTTCAGGATTAGCCGCAGCAGCATTAAATCTTAGAGATCGAATTAACGGTAATCAACAGCAAAGTATGCCTACTCCTATTATTCCACAGCCTCTAGTTCCTGTAGGTCCTGGATTAATGAAGGATCGTAGAGGGAGAATTTATAATGCCGGAAATCAAGCGCAAGCCCCGCAAGCCGCCCAAGAACCCAGGCCCGCCTAAGCCTCAGCCTACTGCGCTTCCTTTTGATTTAGGTGCTGCACAAAGGCGACGGAGTTTATTGCAGGGTCGCATGAACATGCGGTCTGATTATCGACGCAATGTTCAAGACGCTAATAGGTATACGACTAATGCCATTCGTGACATTAATCAAGAGGCACCTAACGTTTACCGTAGCATCTTAAATAATGCTGCGGGACGAGGAATGGCGTTCTCCTCAGGTTATGGTTATAATTACGGTCAAGCAGCGAATCAAATGGCTAATCAGAAGGCTAATCTCACTTCTGAATTAGGTATTAACTTAGACCGTATGCGTGAAGATAAAGAGCGTGCTATGGCTAATTATCAGTATCAGCTGTCTAATGTGATGCAGGGACAAGCGCAAGGCGCTGAGCGGAATGCTGGTAATTTAGGTTTTGGTCGAGGAAAGCTTACGAAGAAGAAGAAAAATAGGCGGCCATAATGTATCCAGTAAATCCAGGTGGTGGCGGATTAAATCGTCGTCGAGGATTGCATACTTCACGAAAGATTAGGCGTGTTCAGCGTTTAGTTCGTAGTGGTGCGTCTAATCGACAGATTACTCGTGCCACGAGGCGTGCTGTGAACGCTATTAATACTTCACAGGCACGCGGCACTTATGGACGTCAACAGAAACGGTCTACGCACCGTCTAGTTAAAAGGCTGAATCGTAGTAATAACTTCTACGCTCGACAGTCAGCTAAGCGAGTTTCTTCTGCGCGCCGTAATACTAAGCCTCATTATGGTGGTATTGGTAGCGGAGTGGGTTTAGGCGGAAATGCTATTGGTCAGGGCGGCTCTAAAGGTCACGGAACTAAACCAAAGAAAAAGAACCCGCCTAAGCAGCCTACTCATAATCGGCCGCCTCCGAAATTAGGTTCTCCGCATCATCAAGGGCCAGGAGCACCGGGGCGACCCCATCGCAAGCCTAACCGGCCAAAGCTCAAGAAGAGGCACCATCCCAGAGGCAAGGGTCCAGGCAAGGGGAAGCCTAAAAAGCAGGATATTAAACTTGGCAAGCCTGGTAAGCGATTAGCGCGTAAGATTACAAATATCACTGAGAATCGTTATCTCCGTGCTAATGAGCAAAACGTTAAAAAGGAAGTTGCAGATTTTCGTAAGCGACGTAAGTACATCGTTAAGCATACAAAAAATCCCAAGCGAGAGAAAAAACTAGTTCAAATCGCTCGTAAGAACATGATGAAAGATGTTCGGGAGCGAGGTACTGGTGCGGGTAAATTATACCGTAAAGCTGGCTTAGCTGTTAGTGCTGAACTTGATCCGCAACTTAAGGCTCTTACACACCGCGTTAAGCAGACCCGAAAAGAAAGGAAGCGTACGCTTCAAGACTTAAAGGGTCTATACGAACGTGCAGGAGCACAGAACGAGAGTAATACAGAACGTATTGATACTCGTGGTGCTAATGCTCTTGAAGATACTCGTAATGCTTATGAGCGGATTAAAGAGAATCTTGGCAGTAATTATGATAGTGCGACTCAAGATGTTAAAGATGAACTATCTCGCCTAGGTATTGGTGGAGTTACTGACGCTGCTACTTCCGGTTTATCCCGAGACGAAAAATACGCTCTTAGTCAGGCTAATCTTTCGCAAGCTGAAAGTTCATCAGCACAGCGAGAGAATACTCAGGGCTTCGATCAATTAATGGCTTTGATTGGTGGAGAATTACAGGCTCAGGGATTAGGAGCTCGTACTACTGCGCGTCAGAAGTTTACTGATGAGATTATGTCTCTCAGGGATCAGAGGTCTGCATTAGGGGCTACTCGACTCGGTAAGATCAGCACTGCTGTTACTGCTCTACAGGCAGCTAATAGGGCGGCTCGAAGTCAAGCAATTCAGGACCGTTTAGCTTCTAGGTTGGCTAATCGAGAATTTGGTCTTGACGTTGCTAAATTCAAGCAGGACACTCGAACTCAGCGATTCCAAAACAAATTGGACCTTAAAAAGTTCGGTTTGGATAAAGCTAAGTTTATGGCTGACCAGCTTGATAACAATAAGCCTAAGAGGAAGAAGCCACGAGGGTACTCTAACTCTCGTACTGGTGCTGTTGACTATTTGAAGGATCGTGGTCTTAAGGGCGGTGGAGTTGACCTTTACATTAGGGTTGAAGAAGCAGCTAATAACATCGCTTCTGCCGGTGGTTGGGCTAATCTCCCTCAGCGTAAAGACAACCACATGATTAAATACCTTATGACTCACACGAACCTTAAGACTGCGCCTTTGAAGTTGAAGCTTGCAATTAAGCAAGCATTACAGATTGAGTGGGGCTTAATTTAAAATGGCTAAGGGTAGGAACTCTTACGCTAGGAAGCTGCGTAAGCGGCATCCTACGCGCAGGCGTGCCTCAAGTCCTAGCCCTAATTTCTACGATCCAGGGCTTAACCTATTCATGCAATATTTAATGAATAGGGAGTCTCATCCTGCCCCGAAGCCATTAGCTAAGTTTAACGTTCCTTACAGCTTTATGAATTCTGATCTCCCTCCAAAATGGGCGGTTGCTCAAAACGATGCTGAGAGTAGTGACCAGGGAGGATTCTGGACTAGTTCTCCTATTCAGTGGACGGTGGATAAACTTTCTCGTCCTCTTTACGCTGTTGCCGAAGGCTCTAAAGATTTCAGCGAACAGTTTACTGACGTCATTAGAGGTGGTAGTTTAAGTAATCAGCTTAGAGACGTTGGAGATATGTTCCGGGCAGGTGGAGCCGGAGCATGGCAAGGTTTTAGTGGAAAAGAACACACTACCTTTGGAGAAGTTCTTCGGAACACTCAAGCTAATCCAGTTTCTGCTGGATTTGGAATTGGTGTTAACAAAGCTACGGGTGTTAATGTACCTGGAACTACTCCAGAATGGTGGAGGAAGCATAATAAGACAACCGCTGCTGTAGGTCTTACTGGCGATATCCTGCTCGATCCTACTACTTATATTGGTGTTGGTCTTGTAGGTAAAATGGGTACTGGCGCTCGTATTTTTAAGGATGCTAAGTCAGTCGAAGCTGCTGTTACTCGGCAGAATAAGCTAGTTAATAACCTCCTTAAAACCGGCGTTATGTCGGACGAACAAGCGCGTAAGATTAAAGACCTATTAACTGCTAATAAGTTCCGGCAAGGATTCCAGAAAGCTAAGGGAGCACAGGCTAAAGAGGGAGAAGCTGCTGATTTAATTCGACAGATCGCCAATGATAAAGGTCGCTTTGCTGCTAATAGGGTATTTAGTGATACCTTAGCTAATATTCAGAAACTGCCTAAGTCCTCTATTCAGGACCGTAATTATCGGTTCATGAGTCCTAAGGTTATGGCAGGAGAAGCTGCTACTAAAGCTGGCGATGAGGCTGTTGAATTAACAATTAAAGAAGCTCTGGACAATTACCGTACTATTGTCGAGGCTAATTACAAACAGACTCTTGGTATTGGTACGAGGAAAGTCCGAGTTCCCATTCTGCCTTCTAAGACACTTGAAGGTTTACAGAAGATCGCTCAAATTAAGCCTATTGAGCAAGGTCTTGACATCACTCAAAAGTATTTGCGTAACTCCCATAAAATTGTGGAGGACGTATATCGCACTAAAGTTGAGGCGATGCATTTAGGCCGTTCTACTACTTATATGGCTGGTCGTTATATTGACGACACCTTTAAGCATGTAAAGGACGGTAGTGCTATCCGTAAAATGACGCGAGAGGATCGCGTTGCAGAATGGATGTTAGGACTTCGCAGAGATTCGGGACAACTTTTAGTTAAAGCTCCAGGGTCTAATGTGGAACAAGTAGCTTCGGACGTATTTAGTGCTCACGTTGATATGCTTTCTCAGCGGGTTACAGGTTTATTAGGAGAGCTTCCTTATTCTCCTGCTGAGCTTAATAGGATGCTGCCTCCTGGTTTGCCTCCTATTTTTGGTAAGCGTAAGATGAAGGAGATTGGGCTAGAACTTGGTTTAATTAATCCTAAGACTGGTAAAATTCTTAAGGGAAAGAAGGCTGAACTACAGAAGGCTTTCCAAGAACAGGATTGGTTCCGTTCTTCTTTATTGCGCGTAGCTAAAGACTCCAACATTAAGGGTATGAAGGATGGAGCACACTCTTTATGGATCGCTACCGCTGCCGTAGAGCATGCTGCTGCTCGACGTCAATTACTTGACAACCTTATTGCTTCATTTGGTTTTTCTAAAGAATTAGCTACTGTTGATGAGGCAGGGCGGATTCTTGTGAATGACTTAGTGAAGAAACGCGGTTGGGTTCCTGCTAAGGGTGTTAAAGAATTAGAAGACGTTGTCTTTAATCCAGAAGTTGCCGAAGGCATTTCTAAGATGCTTAAGACAATGGAGGATCAGAGAGAATGGTCTAATTTTACTAAATTCCTGAATCGTATTACAGGTCCTTGGAAATTCCTTGTTACACAGCCTAACCCTGGTTACCACATTCGTAATCTTATGGGAGACGCTTTTATTAACTGGATTGATGGTGCTGTTAATCCAGCTGATTACCGAGCGGCTGCTAGGTTATTAGGCTGGCGCTTTCATGGAATGGAGAAATTCGAGGGTTTTGTGGACGGTTCTGATCCGCTGTTACGTATGGCGGGTGACCCTCTTAAGAACGCTTTAAAGATTCAGAATAAACCTTTAATTCGGAATACTGCTAATCTTCGTGACGCAGAAGGACAGGTTAAGAAATACATTCTTGACTCTGAAATTTATGCTGGAATGAACAAACACGGTATTCGTCAGAACTTTGCTGTGTCTCAATTCGGTGAACTAGAGTCAGCCGTTAATACTTTCGAGACTGCTTTCTCAGGGGTTACTCGAAAGATGGGAGAGCCTTTTAGGCGTATCTCTGAATGGCGTGAAGATTATATGCGCATGGCTCATTTCATGCATTTACTTCGCTCTAATCCTAGTAAAGCTAGGTCTCTTGATGAGGCTATGCAGTGGGCTGCTGACAGGGTTAGGATGACCCATTTTGATTACACGGACTTCACCAAATTTGAACAGCAATATTTGTCCAACGTGTTTCCCTTCTACAAGTGGACAAGAAAAGCCTTACCCCTTATGTCTCGGTTCATGTTCGAGCATCCAGGGAAGGTTATCATTCCGGAGAAAATTACCCGAAACCTCAGTGGGGCATTTGGATATTGGCCTACAGAAGATGATCCGCTGCCAGGATTAGATAATCAATTAGTACCTGACTGGTTAAAGGCCGGCGGTTACTTACCGATGTATAATACTCCTGGTACTGGTAATCCGATGTTCGCTCGTTACCCCTCACCATTCAGTGATATTCTCGCCTTCCAGGGTGGAGATTTTGCTGCTGGAGGACGTGGAATTGCGGACTCCTTTATCTCACAATCTAACCCTGCAATTAGAATTCCGGCAGAATTAATGATGGGTCATCAGTCAATGTTTGCTGGTGAAAATGTACCTTTGCCTGGTCCAGTTGAATACACTGCTAACCAATTACCTGTTCCATTTATGCGACAGATTCTTGGTGCTACTGGTGCATTTAATGAGGGTGAAGGTAACTTGGGTCCGGCTGCAACTAACTTGACTGGTATGTATTCTCGTGAATTAACGGAACGCGATATGCGTAATGAGCTTTTGCGTCAGCTGTTTGAGGAAGATTTAACAACCGAAGAGAACGCTCGAATTAGGCAGATTCTTAAGTATCGTTTCGGAGTTGAATACTAATGGCTTACGGCTCTGAAATTGAAAAAATTGCGCGTCAAAGCGTTGCTTCCTCACAATCTAGTATGGATGCGACCGGGCGTCTCATTAAGATGTATATGAACGCTCGTGCATCACAGAGTGCTGGATTTGGTGGCGGAGGAGGTTCAGGAAAATTCAATGGACCTCCTGTAGGGATGGGTAAGAGTCTCGGTAAAATTGGTCATGCTCGTGGAGCGGTTGGACCTATTAGGCCAAACGCTAAAATTGTTACTATTAGGGATGGTCAAGGCCATTCGGTTCAAGTCAATAAGACGGTGGCAGATGACTTCAAACGATTCTTACGAGCCCTTAAGAAAACGGGTTACGATATTGACTCTATTGGCGGCTATGCCAATAGGAATATTGCTGGGACTAGCACTCGCAGTCTACATTCGTACGGTTTAGCTATTGACATTAACCCGTCCTCTAACCCAGTCTATTATGGTTCTCGACGTGGAATGCACGAAAATCTTCCGCGTGGAATTGGACGACTAGCTAAGCGTTACGGAATTACCTGGGGCGGTAATTGGCACGGAAGTAAGAAGGACCCCATGCACTTCTCCTTCCCATTCTTCGGGACTAAATAATGGCCGAAGATTTTGATGCAGCGAGTGTTCGCTTCAATACTAATTATGGAGCGACTGGTCTACTTAAGGTTCTGAGTGATCAGCAAAAAGCTTCCGTTAAAAGGCGTAAAGCCACTATGGGGTTGCTTAGTTCTATTCAGAAAATGGATAGAATGTCAGCAGCAAGCAGTGGAAGTATGCGGGGTTTAGGTGGTGGTGGAGGACACAGAGGCGGTCCTAAACATCACGGTAAAATGCCGCACAGCAATAACGCTCGTTTTGAAGCCTTTATGAAAGCTATCTCTGGGCAGGAGTCTGGCGGTAATTACGGTGCTGTGAACTCTAGTTCAGGTGCCGCAGGTAAATACCAAATTATGCCAGGTAACTTCGTTGGTCCAGGAGGATGGGATAAAGAAGCGTTAGGACGAGATATTAGACTCCGTTATTACATGCGTCACCCGAGGGCGCAAGAGAGAATTGCTCGCCATAAACTTAGGCAATACTTTCGCCAGTACGGAGCGCGCGGGGCTGCTCAGGCGTGGTATGGTGGACCTGGCGCAGTCGGTAATAACAATATTAGCGGTGGTAGTGGTTACCCCTCAACAGGTGGATATGCTGATAGTATTCTAGCACAAATGCGCGCTATCATGAATAGACGGCGATAAGTAGGGTGGCTGGTGATAACTTCATGGAGAATCGTTTGCAGTTATATTCTAGTAATGGTTGGAGCCTTACTAGGAGTTTATGAAACTGTATTCGGTCAACGGGACCCGGCAGTATATTTCTTCTGCACAGGAGCTTGGTCATTAGCCTTGGGACTTAAGGTTGACAATGTTCTTAACAGAGATGAGACGAATGTCAAGTCTGATTAAACATAACCCTGCTACTTGTTTTGTCCTATTTGTAGTATGGCCTGTTCTCTACACTCTTGCCGTCCTCACCGACCTAGGAATCATACATGCCTAACCGAGATAATCCATTATGGATTAATCGTAATCCCGGAGTTACAGCGGTCATAGCTACCGTTGTAATAGGCTTCTTAATGATCAGTCCTTCGTATTACTTATGGCATACTGAAAATAAACAAACAAATGATATTGTTACATGTGCTATTAAATCCGTGGGTACAAGGGATGAATCGTCTCAAAAGTATAGAGCGGCATTAGTAAAATTCTTTGATGAATTTAGTGCATTTCTTAGAGATATTAAAGATCAAACTAGTGCAGTACCTTTATTAAATTCAAGTGATAAAGCTAAGCATTCACTACAGGAGGTAGCTATTGTTGTAAACGCCAAAGATTTACAAGATTGTTTAGAGAGAGACTAGTGTATGTTTACTAAATATAGAGTGAAAGGCCAACGTACTTTAGACGGCCGATATGAAGTTCTTTACTTAGGTGACGACACTTCTGGACGCCCCCTCTTCATGAGTCGTAGAATGTGGGGAGCTTACTTAGCAACAATGGAGAAGCTACCTGATAATCTGGCTAATGAGTTGGATATTGTCCAGGGTGCCTTTATGAAATTCGCAGGTGGTGGAGCAGATGCCTCTGCGGGATATCACGATCTAAGTTCTTGTATTGATACTCGAACTTGGGATATTGATTCAGCACAAGAGCGTAAAGTAATTATTGCTTCGCGTTCTGTAGGTTGGGCGGTTTGGAGACGAGATTCCCAACATGGTGGGTTCGATGAACATATGCATTGGACCTTATTAGATGAGTTTAAAGGTGTTGATGGTGGCGGCGCCGAACCATCAGGACCAGGTGCAGTATTTCAGTGGGGAAGTTATCGCAGAGGGAATGATGGATTAAGTCCTGAGCATAAGGACTATCATCCAAGGCCCCACCCTATTCCTGTATTCAATTTAAAGAAGTGGAAGGATAATCAGTTGCCTACGTTAGCGGAAATTTCAAACGCAGTTTGGGCTGAGAAAATTGGTCCTGAGGGTGACGTGGATGAGGCCCGTTCTAAACTACAGGAGGCTTCTCAGCAAGCTGCTAATGCTACTGATAAGGTGAACGCTTTAAGTGCGGAGTTTGAAGAGTTTCGCACTCGTGAACTTGCTCGGGATAAAAACACTAAAGAGCGAGACGTGGCAGTAAAAGCACAGTTAGATAGCATTACTGCTGCTCTTGTCAACATCGGCAATAGGCTAGATTCTATCGACAGTCAGGTGAGCTAAATGATTGGACCTATTCGTAAGGCTTTAGTTGCAGGTGTTCTTGCGGGAGCGGGAATGTTACTTGCTGCTAACGGAACCTTCACTGATGGTGGTTCTAATATTACATCAGCAGAATGGTGGAGTGCATTAGGGGCTTTAGCCGTTACTGGTTTTACTACTTGGCTTACTCCTAATGATCCTAACTCCCGAGTTTAGTTCCCACTAACTGTGTGCTTGACTTCTATTAGAGGTTATGACACACTCTAAGGTATGGCAGGGGAATGGAAGCTACTAAGTCAATGCAGCAGTTATGCTGAATGGCTTGCTGATGAGTTAGACGACCGGCGTCTAGCTTATCAAATGGTAGATGAAATGCTCTTCCACAAAAATTATGGTGGAGCACGGTATCTTTGTGATGACTGTCCCGTCAAAGATATTTGCATTCGTACTGCCTATCAATTAAAGGAGAAGGGGTGGTGGGGAATTAGTGAGAGGGCGCGGAAGCGTCAACAGTCCTATCATCAGCAACCAGCTCTATTAGCGTCTCAGCTAAAAATTGCTGGATAACAGGATGATGTGCAGCAGCCTTTAAGGCTTCGGCTGGTACGACTAATGGCACTGATTCAAAGTCCTCTGGAATTCCCCGCCAACCCCATCTCTGAGCAGGTGGCTTTTTATGATCCCATATAATACCTTGCTCTTCCAGCTTTAACCTACGACAGCGATTAGAGCAAAAAGCGACATCAGCGTAGTTAGAAGCAAAAACACCATTGCAGCCACGATACTTACAGACTTTAGACGTAAAAAGATCCTGGCGGCGGATAAGAGCAAGAATAGATTCAGCTTCACGAGATTTGTCGTCGAGGTCATTCTTCTCTTCTTTCTTCAAATCCTCTTCAACTTGCAGCAAGTGACGTAGCTCTTCCTCCATTGCAGGAGTGAGCAGACCTTGATCCCGAAGAGTTTCTAAAGCTTTCTTCTTTTTAGTGATCTCTTTGGTCATATTCCTCGTTGTCCTTTATCGCCTTCTCCACAGTGAGGATACGGTTGTTGACTAGCCACTTAACTCCATGAGCATGGGCTGCCTTATCATCAGGTGTATGTGACTTGTAATTAAAACCTAACCATTTCTCAGCAGAGGTTCTTACATTTGGCTCCTGTAGGTGGAACTCTGCACCATTAATATGACAATACGCTTCAACAAAACCGATGACTCGAACTACGTTAAAAGTGTTGAGGATAAAATTGTATTCCATGCCTGGGAATACTCGAAAGTTCTCTACGATAACATCTGAGATTTGAGAGTAATCAGGATTAAAACGATCATCTAAATAATGCTTGAAATAAGAACGCTTGATTTTAGATCGCTGTGTTAGAGTCCCTTCATCATCAAATTCTGCAATACCGATAGAGTCACCTGGGTCAATAGCTAGAAATCGACTAATCATTAAGATTCCAAACGGTTCATAATATGGGTAAGTTCATTAGATAAACGATACATTCGATCTGTTATATCATCTAATCTAGTGACTACCTCAGAACGTGAAGGCGTGTCATCAAGTGATTTATCTGTTGGAGTGGGATCATGAGGAAAGTCTGGACTAAGCACTGGATTTAAACGATCAAAGAGTAAACCGTGAGTCTCTGATAAATGCTGCCAAGCCTTATCTATAAAGTCTAACTTATGTGCTATAAGTCCTACATTGTCTAAATCTTCTTTAGGCTCGGGAATCGGTCCTTTTTCAATATTCATGTTGCCCA